TTACCGACTGCGGCCTGAGTTTTTTAAGTGACGTAAAATCGTGTTGAGGCCAACGCCCATAATGCGGGCGGTTGCCCGGCATCCAACACCATTCATGGCCATATCAATGATTTTCTGGTGTGTACCGGGCTGAGAGGCGGTGTAAGTGAACTGTAGCTGCCATGTTTTACGGCAGTGAGAGCAGAGATAGCGCTGATGTCCGGCAGTACTTTTACCGTTACGCACCACGCCTTCAGTAGCTGAGCAGGAGGGACAACTGATGGAGATGGAAGCCACGGGAGCACCTCAAAAACACCATCGTACACTAAATCAGTAAGTTGGCACCATTACCGGCATCCTTTATATTACCAGATAAAAATGCTTTAAGAGATTCAGTAAGCCCATTTTGTAATCTTTCGATTGTTTTTATTCTTGATTTGACTCTTTCTGATACAGCATTATCGTTATCATCGATGTAATCATTTAGGCACTCTTTGAACTGTTCGCATCGGTTTGAAAAATCAGAAACAATATCACCATTTATTTTAATGGGGGGGCGAAAAGTTGAACGCCTTAAAATATAAACAAATAGATCCTTCAGTTCTTTAGATAAAATTTGATGAAGAGTCATTTTTTATTTCCTAAACAATGAATTGAGCGGGTTTTTAGTAACGGCATCTTCTAAGTGCTCAGGTGCAAAATGAGCATAGACCATGGTCATTTTTATATCTGAGTGACCAAGGATATCCCTCAAAACGAGGATATTTCCACCGTTCATCATAAAATGGCTGGCGAATGTATGGCGTAGTACGTGGGTGCATTGGCCTTCCGGTAGCTCGATACCAGCCCGCGTTACTGCGCGTTCAAAAGCTTTTCTGCATGGCGTGAATAACCTCCCTCTGTTTTTAGGGAGTTCGTCATATAAATCCTGCGATATCGGGACGGTTCGGTTTTTCTTACCTTTGGTTTTGGTGTAAGTGATTCGGTATTTTGATAATTGATGTCCCTGAAGGTTTTCGGCTTCACTCCATCGAGCGCCGGTAGCCAGGCATACTTTGGCGATCATCAATAGACTGGGACTTTGGGAGTCTGCGCAAGCATCAAGCAGGCGTTTAATTTCGTCCGTGGCCAGGAACGCCAGTTCCCCCTCTGCGATTTTAAATGTTGGTAGCCCGGCAAGCGGATTAGGCGCTGACCAGTGGCCCAGTTTTTTCAGGGTGCCAAAAACGGATGATAAGTTACGCTGTTCCAGGTTTACCGTGCGTGGCTTTACTGGGGACATTAGCGCGCCGTCTTCGTTACGCACTTCACCTTTTAATCGTGCTTCACGATATCTCGTAAAGTCACCAGCGGTTAACTCAGATGCAACAGGATCTCCCAACCCATTGCAGATAATGTTCAGTTTCGCCATAAGCCGTTTGGGGTCTGCGAGCGTCCGGCCGTAAAGGGAGTGCCACTGCTCAATCAATTCTGACAAACGCCGCCGATCATCCTTTTCACCCAGCCAGGGCTTTTTGTTCACTTCATCCATGGTGAAGTTTTCGAATGCTACTGCTTCACCTTTCGTCGCAAATTGCTTGCGCACGCGCTTGCCGTCCCGCCCGTTAGGGTAGCACTCACACAACCATTTTCCGTTCGGCTGTTTCCTAATGGTCATGGCTAAATACTCTTGATTACTTTAATGGCTCGCCCGACAACTTCCACATCATCAACAGAACACTCAAAGGATGAGTCGTCCTGGTGAACAACAATTCTGTTGCCTGGTATTCGGGCAATCTTGACGATGCTTTTCACCCCATCAATATCGACAAGCCAGTAACCATTGCTAACCTGTTTGACAGATATATCCACTACAAAGCAGTCAGTAGACGTTTTTATAAACAATGAATTGCCGGGCTCACTGTCCAGTAAGCTGCTATCAAGCAAGACTTCCCCTTCGTTATTCAACTCTCCATTCTTCAATTCTGCTTGCTTAATGCTGGGGGCAACGATTTTTGAAAGTGGTCGAAGCGTGACGTTTGACTCGTTTACGGGAATTTTTTCTCGGTCTTCTGAAGTGAACATTTCACCCTGGCCTGTGGCTAGCCATAGCAGCGAAACCCCTGTTTCAAGTGCACACTGGATGACCCACTCAGCAGGGAAACTATCTCGTAAGTTTCTGTTTGCCATAGTGCTTTTTGAGATTTTTAAATGGTCAGCTAGTGCTTGTTTGGTGCTGAATCCATATGCCTTAAGCAATCTTTCGATAGCCTCTCTGCCTCCCGTATTGGGACCTGCCTGAATGTTGATCATCAAATACTCCATTGACGATCACTTAAAGTGATCGTAGTATCACGGTTATCCCGAAAGGGGAATCCCGAAAAGTGAGCTAAAACGAGATAAAACTAACTTAAACCTAAGGATACTGCACTATGAGTACAGATATTTCAATTCGTGTACCAAAAGAGATGGCTACTCCTGCAGAGTTCGCGGAGTGGGAAGGTATTTCCCGTGGATCTGTATACCAAAAAATTCACCATGGTCAGCTTGCTAAGTACATGGTCAAAAAAGAGAAAAATAAAGGTCGCGTAAGTCTTCGTTACTTAATGTACAAAACCGATCAGGTCCGTGAGTCTCTCGGTCATTCCAACTTCCGTGTCATTGTTGGTTAGTAAGTTAGATTATGAGAACTTTTTAAGGGGCTCACATGTTTGATTATAAGATTTCCAAACATCCACACTTTGATGAAGCCTGCCGCGCTTTCGCACTGCGCCACAACATGGCGAAGCTGGCGGACCGCGCAGGCATGAACGTCCAGACGCTGCGCAACAAACTAAACCCGGAGCAACCGCATCAACTCACGGCGCCGGATATTTGGCTGCTGACGGATATCACTGAGGACTCCACGCTGGTTGATGGGTTCCTGTCACAAATCCATTGCCTGCCATGTGTGCCGCTTAACGAAGTAGCCAGCGAGAAAATGCCTCATTACGTTTTGAATGCTACAGCAGAGATCGGTCGCGTTGCAGCAAGCGCTGTTTCTGGCGAACACCAGACAACAACGGAACGCCGCCAGGTTATCGAAAGCATCAATTCTGTTACTCGTTTGATGGCGCTTACAGCTGTTTCCATGCACGCGCGCCTACAGTACAACCCGGCAATGGCAAGTGCTGTCGATACAGTGACGGGCCTCAGCGCGTCTTTTGGTCTGATCTGAGGTGCTCATGCTTAATAAAGAACCTTCATTCGCTTCGCTGCTGGTAAAGCAAAGCCCGGCAATGCACTACGGCCATGGATGGATTATTGGGGAAAACGGTAAACGCTGGCACCCGTGCCGTGATCAGTCCGAATTATTAAACGGGCTGAAATCTAAATCGGCTAAGCCGTCAGCTTTTTTAATTATTCGCATTGTTCGCTTGATTATTAAAGGAGTGAAACATGTCTCGCAATGAGTTGAGAATTATTCTGGGCGTGATAATCCCAAATATGGCAGAAGGTTTTGAAATTAAAACCCGCGATGGTGCTGTTTTGCGTGTCGATCCTGAATGGGAATGCTGCAAAGAATTTAAAGAAGGTTTGCAGGCTGAAATTATCAACCAAATTAAAAGTAAGCCCGTCCCTGTTTCTGGTTATATCTAAGTAATTAACCCGTTTTTTATGGCGTAAACCCGCCGGGCATTTTTTTGCCCGAATTCTGAGGAAATGAATATGAAAAATACTAAAACCCACTCAACGAAAACAGGCCCAGACGATGCTGGCCTGTTCGCTTTGTTAAATGAAACGCGCATGGATGAGCGCCGTTGCCGCGCTGATGCAATGGCGGCTCGTCTGGATAGTCTGGCCGTGCGCATCGTTTCCCGTCAGTTGAGCCATATCGAGGCGGCCGAACTGCTTCGCGTTGAAGCGGTTCGCATCCAGAACGAAGCGCAGGAGCTGCATTAATGGCTGATTCAATGGACCTCGCCCAACTGCGCGAACAGGAAGATCGTGAGCGCCATATCAACAATGCCCGCGCCAAAGTGCCGGGCGTTTCCCGTGTTCTCTGTGCGGAGTGTGATGCTCCGATCCCGCCAGCTCGCCGCCGCGCTATTCCCGGCGTGCAGTGCTGTGTGACCTGTCAGGAAATCGCAGAGCTTAAAGGCAAGCACTACAACGGAGGCGTTGTATGA